TTATTCTCAGGAGTTATAACATCAACTGATTGGGTAATTATAGGTACTTCTTATATAACTATTGAAGGAGTAACTAATATTGTTGAACGATTAATGAAAGCTAAAAATGACATTTAACGATTTGAAAATATACATACTAAATACTTTCGCTATGGCGGTAAGTTTTTCTAAATTAGAAGCAACATTAAAGATTGTTCTATTGATCGTGTCTATAGTATACACGTTTATGAAGATAATTGAAACAGCAAAAGGTAAAGATGAAACTAAACAGTAAAGGATATAAATTAATCACTGACTTTGAGGGGTTCTCTTCAAAGCCTTATTTGTGTAGTGCGGGTGTTCCAACTATAGGATATGGAAATACTTACTATACTGATGGAACAAAGGTAACTTTAAAAGATGAAGAAATAACAAGAGCTAAAGCTTTTTGGATATTTCAATCTGTAGCAGATAACTTTGCATTATTCGTAACAAAAAACGTAACTTCAGGTATAAACCAAGAGCAATTCAACTCTTTGGTTTCTTTTTGCTATAATGTTGGAAAAACCAACTTTGCTAAATCAACACTATTAAAACTAGTTAATAAAAATCCTAAAGACAATAAAATAAAAGACGAGTTCATGAAATGGAATAAGGCTAATAAAAAAGTGGTTAATGGGTTGACAAAAAGAAGAGAGATTGAATCTAAAAATTATTTCTTATAGTAATGAAAAAGATATTCGCTATTATTTGTGTTTTGGTACTTGTGTCTTGTGGTTCTAGAAAAGTAAACAAGACTAACATTGAAAAATCTATAGATAGTACTTCCAAAGTAACTATCGTAGATACATCATTTAAAAATACACAAATTAAAGATACTTCTTACGTTATAAAAAATGTAGAGATTGATGAGTTTGAGGTATGTCCTATCTCTGATTCTTTGCCTATAATTATAAATGGTGTTTCTTACAAAAACGCTTATTTAAAGATAAAAAAAACAAAAGACAACAGTTTGTATTCCTCAGGAAAGATAACGTCTGAAAACGAAGGAAAACAAGTTAAAATACAGAAAGAAGACAATGTTTCTATTAAGGAAGAAGAAAATGTTAGAAATGTGGATAGAGACAACACTTATGGATTTTTTATAATGCTTATCTTTGTAGCTGTTGTTATATACTTAATAGATAGATATGGGAAAAATAAATAATTACTCAAAAGATACTGAAGTAACCGCTAATGATAAGTGGGTTGGTTCTGATTTTGAGAACTTTGGTAGAACAAAAAACTTTAGCCCGACATCTATAGCAAAATACTTAAACGATAACAATGTAATAAACATAGGAGCCGATTTAAGATATAGATACCAAACGTTAGATCCTGGAGAGCTTAGAAACATAGGAACAATATCATTTGAGTCTGAGATTGGAGCATCTGTTTTATTTTCAAGCATAACAACATTTTTGTTGTCTAAAAGATCATTAAAACAAAATGATGTATCTCAATATCTTCAGTTTTTAAATGGAGGTAGTATCATAATAAATAGTGCTGATAATCAAAATCTCTTTGGATTTTATAACATTACAGGTCTATCTGAATACGTTACAGACACTAACTTTTACGTAGTGACTTTAGAGTATATTGATGGGAATGGTAGTATAGTAGAAGATACTGACTATATTTTTTCTTTAATAACTGATAAGTATTCAAATGAAACTCCAACACAAGTTAATTCAGACTGGAATGCCACAAGCGGAGTTGCTGAAATATTAAACAAGCCGACTTTATTGTCTGATTTTACAAACGATGAAGGGTTTATAACAATTGCAGATGTTCCAGAAGTAAATGGTATACCAGCTGGAGGTACTACTGGACAGATACTTACTAAAGCTAGTGATGTAGATTATAATGCTATTTGGCAAGAAAACTATGCTGATTGGACATCTGTTGTTAAGCACACGGTTAAGAACAATGGTAATGAGATTTTACTAAAAGGATCTCCTGTTTATTCTACTGGATCTAATGGTACAAATATACTTGTTGGATACGCTGGAAATCAATTAGAAGCTACTTCTAGCAAAACTATGGGATTGCTTCAATCTCAATTAAATACTAACGGATCTCAGTCCACTGGATTTGTAATAACTGAAGGTCTTCTTGGTGGACTAAATACTTCTGGAACAACAGCTGGAGATCCTGTTTGGTTAGGGCCTACAGGTACTTTAATATACGGACTAGTTAATAAACCATACGCTCCTAATCATTTAGTTTTTATAGGAATAGTAACTAAAGTTAGTAGCGGAAATGGAGAAATATTTGTAAAAGTTCAAAATGGATTTGAGTTAAATGAGATTCACGACGTAGATCTTAAAACAACAACTCCTCAAGTAAATGAAGTTTTGGGATTTGATGGGTCTTTATGGAAGAATAAAACTATATCATCTATACTAGGATACACACCATTTCAACTACCTTCTTTAACAAGCGGTTCTGTTTTATTTTCAAATGGAACAACAATTGCTCAAGACAACGCCGCTTTCTTTTGGGATAATACCAATAAATCTTTAAAAATATCGGCAGCATTATCAAGTAATACAGAGGCGCCATTAATTGTTAAAAACTTAACGGCTTATAGCGCGCCTAATTATAATCAATACTCACAACTTTGGAAAAACTCAACGGATACTGTTATAGGTTTTTTTAGAGCGGATGGTAGATTATACACAAGTAATGATGTTAACTCAAATTACTTTGTTGGAAATATAACAGGAAGTAATGCTTCGCCTGTATTTAGAGGTCCAGGTGGTGGTATTTTATTTCCAGGTTCAAATTCAGTAGCTATAGCAACAGCTAGTACAGAAAGACTTAGAGTTACGTCAACTGGGGAAGTTGTAATCGGAGCAACTACAGCAGGAGCAAGACTTGATGTTCGAGCGCAAGGTGCTTTGAGTACTGATATTGCGTTCAGAGTTCGAAATAGTGCGGATACACAGGACATTATTAAAATTGATGGAGCATCCCAAGCCACGTTTAACGTAGGTGCCACAAATCCAATACTTTTTGGTAAAAATATAACATATCCTACAGTGCCGTCAATATCAATGAACAACACTTTGAGTGATACTTTGATGGCTGGGTTTTTTGCCGATAACTTAAATTTCTATATAAATTCACCAAATAGAATTATTATAAGAGGAAGTGGTAATGCAAATAACAGCAGTTTTGTTTTTTCTAATGGGGCAATGGGACAAGGGTATGGTGCTTATGCTACAAATCCATCAACTTCAAATGGGATATTTGTGCTAGATAAATTAGGTGTTGGAACGAATACACCTGCGTCTTCTGCAAAAGTTCAAATTGACTCAACTACACAAGGTTTACTAACTCCAAGAATGACTACCGCACAGAAGAATGCAATATCTTCTCCTGCTACAGGTTTAATTGTTTATGATACTAGTTTATTATCATTATACCAATACAACGGAACGGCTTGGACAGTTGTAGGTGGAGCGCTTCAAGGTTTAGATAGTGTTTTAACGGAAGGCAGTATATCTACAATTGGAATATCGGTTGGTGATATATATTCGTATGATACAGTATTAAGTTCTTACGGTAGAATAAAGTTTGACGATGGAGGTGTAATGATAGACTCTCCTACTTTTGTAAACCCTCTTTTCTTGAATAATGGAACAGGAGCTGTTAGTTTTAGTAATGGTACATACGCTCCTACATTAAACTTCGCAGGTGTTGGTAATAACATATATACATTTCAAAATGCAAACGGTACGTTAGCTTTTTTAAGCGATATACCATCAGCAATAACTTTAACAACAACAGGCACAAGTGGACCTGCTACATTAGTTGGCTCTACTTTAAATATTCCTCAGTATGGTGGTGGAGGAGGTTCAACTCCTGTAAAACTTACGTCGCAAACTTTAACAGAAGGTTCTTGGACTTTATCAGGAGGTTATTATACTTACACATTTAGTAATGTAAATATAGACGCCACTTGTGATGTTTCAGTAACGCCTCAAAACGCAAGTTACCTAACAGCATATAACGCTCAAGTACTACCATTTGTAGATGTTGCAGCAGGGGTAGCTACGTTCTACTCACAATTCCCACCGCAAGATGATATGGTGGTCGATATAGTAATAACACAAACAACTTAAATCTAATGGCATTTAACGCACTTATAAATTCAATAGCTCCTTATTTAACTCCTGAAGATTGGGTACGGCCTGCGGATTGGATAACAATAACTGATACTCCTAATGAAGTTCAATTTCTAGTAGCTGATGTTAATACAAAAGCATTTACAATAACAACTACATTTGCTCGTACCACAGGCAATATCTATATAGACTGGGGGGACGGGGTTGTTGATACAATTTCTACAACTACATCAACAAATACTTCTCACGTTTATTCAACAGGAGGGACGCCTTGCTCTAGAGGTTATAATACTTTTAAGATTAGGATTTACGGAGACGCAACTTGCAAAATCACAAACGCAAAACATATACCTAATTTTGCCGCAACTGGAGGGAGTGCTACGTATAATATTGGTTTATTAGAAGCCTATTTTGGAGATGGAGCTTGTGATACAACTGCACTTTTTTCAAATTATTTTTATTCAAATAATACAAATACTATTGGAGGCGGCTCATTTTTATATTTAGAATATGTAAAACTGCCAACCACCGTTACTTGGAATGCACAAATGAATTTTATGTTTTCAGGATGTAGAAATTTATATGTAGTTGTTATACCTACATCAGCATCTGCTTTAACAAATGTACAAAGCACATTTGCATCATGTTCTAGTTTAAGAGATATAGTATTGCCTTCAAATTCTACTTTAATAAGTAATATGAACGCTGCTTTTGGGTCTTGCACAAATTTAAGGACAATTACGTTTCCTACAAGTTTAAATTTACTCAGCTCAATGAGTAGTGTTTTTAATGGCTGTTCATCTTTGAAAAATTTAACATTTCCAAGTTTAAATATTTGTACCGATTTTTCATCTAATGGTAACTGTTTTGCTTTACAATGGATTAAATTTACTTCATTACCTACTCCCGCCGTAGCTAACACTACAATAAATTTTGCTTCAGCATTTTCAAATTGTTTTACTTTGCAAAATGTTTATTTTCCCACGTCTTGTTCAACAAATGCCGTATATACTTTTAATCAAGTATTTCAAAATTGTTATTCTTTAAAAAACATAGTATTTCCTGTAAATTTCAATGCTTCAACTCTTGTGAATTGTTTCAGTACCTGCACATCTTTAACAAGTGTAAGTTTTCAATCAGCTATGCCAAGTTTAACTACTTTGTCGGCTACTTTTCAAAACTGTTATTCTTTAAGTTCGATTTTACTACCTACTACTGTTGGTTCATCAATAATAATGACAAACTCATTTTTAAATTGCTTTTCATTAACTTCAATAATAATACCATCAGGATGGGGTATTTCAAATTTATCAGGTACTTTTAGTGGTTGTAACTACATAACTTCGATTACATTGCCAAATAATGCACAAGATAGTTGTACAACTATGGCTTCAATGTGCAATAATTGTTTTCAATTAGAAACAATAACAATGCCCACAAGTTTGGATGCCGTAACATTATTAACGTCTACATTTTCAAATTGTTATAAACTAGGCTCAGTGACATTTCCGTCTTCTATGGATTTGGTTACATCTGTAAATAGTTTATTTTCTTCTTGTTTTTCTTTAAGCTCAGCTACAATGCCTACTAGCATGGCGTCCTGCACTAATTTTTCTTTTACATTTGCAACTTGTATTGGATTAGAAACAGCAACTTTACCGTCCACTGTATCAGCATTAACAACTACATTTCAAGGTTGTTTTATTAGTTGTTCAAACTTAAAAACTGCTACATTACCAACGACTCAAACATCAGCGGTAACAACAATAGTAAATTTATTTACATATTGCGCTAGTTTAACAACAATAAATAATTTAGATAAAGTAGGAAGCTTAACAGCAACCCCATTAGTGAATGCAGGTTTATCGGTTACGGCAGGAACATTTGCAAATATAATTACGTCACTTGCATTTAGCTGTCCTCTTTCCACGTTAACATTAAACGGGAGTACAACAACAACAAATTTCAATAAACTAAATTCACTAAGGTTATTAAACGCATCAGCTGGTCAATATCCAGGAGCTTCTCCTCAAATAAATGTTTCTTACTGTGATTTAGGAATTACAGCATTAAATCAATTATTCACAGATTTACCTGTTGTAGTTGGAAAAACAATAAATATAACAGGATGTACAGGAGCAGCAGGATGTACACGTTCAATAGCAACCGCTAAAGGTTGGACAGTGACTGGCTAGGCTAAAATTAATAAAATAAAAATATGGAAACAACAGCAGGATTTTACAAATTAGAAGATGATAATTGGTTGTATGCGCCTAACTTTGTGTATGCACCCGATTACACTTTAGATAAAGAATTAAAAGATACTTACGAATATCCAGTTGATGGGTGGTCTTGGTATGAAGAACAACCTTACGAGGATATTATAGAACAATAAATAAAAAAAATATGGATACTCAGTACGAATGGATTATTTCCGCAATGGAAAGAAAGATAAAAGAAGGTGACTTAGAGAAAATAGTTACTTCAGTACACTATAAGTTAAAAGCCACTAGAGATGGTATTACTTGTGAAACTTATTCTTGTGTATCAATACCTGAACCATCTACTAATAAATTTACTCCTTACGAGGAATTAAGTAAAGACCAAGTTTTGGGGTGGGTTGAAAACGCATTGGGTGATGAATTGGTTTCAATAAAAGATAGTTTAAATAGAAGTATTGACTTACAAATAACACCAATTAGAGATACAGTAGCTCCTCCATTTTAAAAAAAGTAGTATCTTTGCGACTAATTTAAAAATCAAATAAAATGGAAGAATTTAAAGTATTAAAGCAAGCATTAGAGTTATCAGTTCAAAAAGGAGTTTTCTCTATGCAAGATGTTGTCGTTATTCATCAATGTTTAAAAGTTATTGAAGACAGATTTGGCGAAACAAAAACTGAACAAGTAAAAGAATAGAAAAAAATATGGGAAGAATTCAAGATTATCCAATAGATGGCACACCAGAGAATGGTGATATACTATTAGGAACAAACGTTTTAGACGCTAAGAAGTCAAAGAACTATTCGATTCAATCGATCGTTGGTTTAGTTCCTGCTGGTCCTTCTGGAGCATCGGGATCTCAAGGTGTTCAAGGTATTGCTGGGCCTCCTGGACCTGTTGGTCCTGCTGGGTTAGAATGGCAAGGAGCTTGGGATGCAAATACTTCATACGCGTTAAACGATGCTGTAGCATTTAGTGGGGCATCTTGGTTTTGTATAAACCCAATCTCAACAACAGGTAATGATGATCCTGAGGCAGACACTGCTACTTGGGCTTTATTAGCCGCACAAGGAGCTCAAGGTCCTCAAGGCGTTCAAGGTAATCCTGGAGCAACTGGAGCACAAGGTCCTGCTGGAGTATCAACTCTTCCTTATTTATCTTATGTTGCGTTAGTTAGTCAAGTTGGAACAAGCGCTCCAATAACAACATTTTCTTACAATAACACTGGTCTTACAGCTACTTGGAGTAGGTTTCAAGCAGGAGGATATATGTTAACTTTTTCTGGAGATGTTGTTGAAGACCAAGCTACTATTTGGTATTCAAATTCGAATAATCAAGGAGGTACAAAAAACGTTATTGAAGTTACTGCTGCTGATTCTATAGCTTTATTAAATTACAATTCTGCTGGAACATTAGTTGATGGTATTTCTTACGCTCCAATTGAGATTAGATTTTACTAGTAAAATAACTAAATAATATTCATTAAAAATGCCATCGTATATCTTTGGCATTTTTTGTATAAATTTGCTAAATAATTAAATCTAATTTAAAATGAATGAAATAAGAAAAATAACCATAGGTGTTGACTACAAAAACTCTATGCATTATGTTGTAGGACAGACCGTTCTGACTTCATATAATCTACACGCTATAACTCTAAATGATTTTGGAAGTTACTTGATTTGGATAGAAAAGGACCAAGAGATTGTGGTATGGAAGGAAATAAACAAGAATCTTCCTATTGTAATAGAATTTAACATAAACTTCTAATGAAAAGCCCATACAATTTTATTGTGACTCCACATGGAGAGCAATATAACAATGTGAAAGATATAGATGGTGTTAAATTAGTAATTAATACTTCTTTAGAATCAAGCAAACACGTCAATAGAGTTGCTGAAGTTTTAGAGGTGCCTATTCATTATGATGGACAAATAAAGAAAGGAGACTTAGTATTGATACATCATAACGTATTTAGAACCTACTACGATATGAAAGGCAGACAAACTAGGTCTCCAGAGTATTTTAGAGATGATGTTTATATAGTAAATCCAGAAAGATTATATCTATATAATAGAGATGGAAAATGGAATTCACACTTAAACTTTTGTTTCGTAAAACCAATTGATATTATTCAAGATTCAGATGTGTTTAATCTAGATAAAGAACAGAAACACACTGGTGTATTGATGTATCCTAGTAAAAAACAAGAAGAGGAGGGATTTAAACCAAACGACTTAATTGCTTTCACAAAGAATAGTGAGTATGGTTTTGATGTTGATGGAGAGAAGCTATACAGAATGTACGATAGAGATGTAGTTATAAAATTAAATTAAATAAAATAAAATGTACGATAACAAAGAACTAAAGCAGAACATCATAAGTGCTGCATATAAATCTGTAACAGAACTTATAAAGGTTCTTGCAGACGAGATAATTACTGATGATCCGAATGTTGATATATCAGCGGATAAAATGAGGAACGCTGTTCTTGCTAAGAAAACAGCTTTAGATGATGCGTTTTATATTTTAAATAAGATCGAAGCAGAGCAAGACTTGCTAGACGGAACCACAAAAACCAAAGAGGATGAGCCTAAATTCAAATCATTTGCAGAGAAAAGAAGTAGAGGAAAATCTTAGTATATCTAAGGTTGTAGACTGCATCCATCAGAAAGATTTAGATAGAATCAACAAAAAGAAAGGTTGGAAGTATGGATATAATCCTGAGTTCGATGTGGTTGTAATATCTAAAGACGGAACTGTTGGTGAAGTTTACGAGATACAGAATCTAAGAGTAGCTCTACCTTTAGCTCCTAAGATAATTAAAAAGAGAAGCAAAGACTCTAAAGAGCAATACTGGGAAGCTGATGATTATCCTTCTGAGCTATCAAAAATAAAGACCATATTTCAATGGAATCAAATGCCTATGGACTTCATAGAGAAATGGACTCCGTATATAGATAGTGAGTTTGATAAAAGAGACGAGGGTACTTTCTTCATGAATAATGGAAAGCCTTCGTATATAACAGGTTCTCACTATATGTATCTTCAATGGACAAAGATAGATATTGGTCTTCCTGAATTTCGTGAGAGTAATAGAATATTTTGGATATTCTGGGAGGCATGTAAGGCAGATGAAAGATGCTTTGGTATGTGCTATTTAAAGAATAGACGTTCAGGATTTTCATTTATGGGTAGCTCTGAATTAGTCAATACAGCAACAATCTCTAAAGATAGTAGGCTTGGTATTCTATCAAAGACTGGTCCCGATGCTAAGAAGATGTTTACAGACAAGGTAGTTCCTATATCAAACAACTATCCTTTCTTCTTCAAGCCTATCATGGATGGTATGGATAAACCTAAAACAGAGTTATCCTATAGAGTTCCAGCTTCTAAAATTACCAAGAATAACATGGGTAATGAAGTTGATGAAATGGAAGGATTAGATACTTCTATTGACTGGAAGAATACTGGAGATAATAGTTATGATGGGGAGAAACTAAAACTATTAGTTCACGACGAGAGCGGTAAATGGACAAAGCCTGATAACATTATAAATAACTGGAGGGTAACTCAAACGTGTTTAAGGGTTGGTAGAAGACTTATAGGTAAATGCATGATGGGAAGTACTTGTAACTCTCAAGCAAATGGAGGTAGTAATTTCAAGAAGCTATATACCGATAGTGACGTATCCAAGAGAGATAAGAACGGAAGAACAGTTAGTGGTCTTTATTCGTTGTTTATACCTATGGAATGGAACTTCGAGGGATATATTGACCTTTATGGTTTCCCAGTATTTAGAGCTCCTGAAAAACCAATTAGAGATATACAAAGTGGATTTATATACGATGGGGTATTAGATTTTTGGGAGAACACTGTTGATTCTTTAAAAAGAGATTCTGATGCGCTTAACGAGTTTTATAGACAGAACCCTAGAACAGAGGGCCACGCTTTTAGAGATGAAGCTAAGAACTCTTTATTTGACTTAGCAAAGATATACGAGCAGATAGATTTTAATGATGGTCTTGACTATAATAGAATAGTAAATACAGGAAAGTTTGCATGGAAGAATGGAATTAAAGACTCTGAAGTTGTATGGATCCCTAGTAGGGATGGTAACTTTAAGATAACTTGGTTTCCGAATAAGAATATGACAAATAACATTGAGATTCGAAATGGTAAGAAGTATCCTGCAAACGGACATATTGGCGCGTTTGGTTGTGATACCTATGATATATCAGGAGTTGTTGGTGGTGGAGGATCTAAGGGTTCTCTTCACGGATTGACAAAGTTTAATCTAGACGACGCTCCAAGTAATCATTTTTTCTTAGAATATATAGCAAGGCCTAGAACTGCTGAGGAATTCTATGAGGATTGTCTAATGGCTTGTGTGTTTTACGGAATGCCTATATTAATTGAGAACAACAAGGTAGGTCAATTGAAATACTTTTTGAATAGAGGATACTCAGGTTTTTCTATGAGAAGACCAGACAAACATAAGAATGACTTGAATTCTTCTGAGAAAGAACTTGGAGGTATTCCGTCTTCTACTCAAACAATTGAGTTGCACGCTAATGGACTAGAAGCTTACGTTAATCAACATGTTGGTATTGATTATAGTGGAGAGTTTAGAGAGGAAGGTTCTATGGGTAATATGTACTTCAACAGAACTCTTTTAGACTGGGCCAACTATGATATAAACAATAGAACTAAGTTTGACGCGACGATTAGTAGTGGATTAGCAGTAATGGCTAATCAAACTATGGTTAAAAAGCCTATTAAGAATGATAGCAAAATAATGTTTAATTTTGCAAGATATTCAAATAAAGGAATGCATAGCGAATTAATAAAGTAATATGGATAAAGATTTTTCAATACCTAATGTTTATTTTCCAGATCAATTAGCTTCAGATGAGGTTAAAAAAAGTCAGGAATATGGATTAAATGTGGGAAAAAGCATAAGCAGCGAATGGTTTAGAAAGACATCATTGAATGGCTCTAGGTTTTATACTAATAGAGATCATTTTCACAAGTTAAGACTATACGCTCGTGGAGAGCAATCAGTTCAGAAGTACAAGAAAGAAATGTCTACAAATGGAGATATATCTTATTTGAATTTAGATTGGACTCCTCTTCCTATTATACCCAAGTTTGTTGACGTAGTTGTTAACGGAATGTCTGGAAGACAATATGAGGTAAAAGCTGACGCTATAGATAGCATTTCATCTGACAAGAAAAATAGATATAAGATAGAGATTGAGAAAGCTATGGCTTCAGCTCCCTTATTAAAAGACGCTAAAGAGTTATTGAATATTGATATGTATCCAATACCTGAGCAAGATATGCCTCAAAACAAACCCGAGTTAGATTTACACATGGA